AGTTGCTACAACTTATGTAGGCTCCAGTCAGTTGACTTTTGCAACCAATGCCGCCAGTGTGAACTATTCAGCTGGACAAAGTTTCAACATTCGTGTAACTAATCCAAGCGGACTAAGCGGACTACTACAACCAGCTGGTATTATTGACCAAGATCCAGTGTGGGTCACAGCCGCTGGTAGCTTGGGGTCAGTCAATGATGCCAGCAGAGCCAGTGCAAGTTTTACAGTAGTAGCAAGTGACCCTGACTCCACTGCTATTACATCATACACAGTTACTTCTGGAGCATTACCGACTGGTATGAGTTTGGGAAGTGGTACTGGTGTTATCAATGGAACTCCAAGTGCTGTAAGTTCCGCAACCACATATACTTTTGCAATTACAGCGGCATCAAATGGCTTTAACAGTTTGGCAAGAACATTTAGTATTACCATTAATGCTCCAGTGATCACATTTAATGTCAGCAATAGTCAATCGCTAGGCACACTATATGATGCAGGCCGTGCCGCATCTAATTTAACAAATATTAGTGCAAGCATCAGTTCTGGTACTATCAGTAGCATTAGTGTTACTGGAGGAAATGTACCCGCAGGAACATCACTTAGTTCAAGCGGTACTTGGAGCGGAACTGCAAACTCAGTAGGTAGCGATACCACTTCAACTTTTACAGTCACAGCTAGTGGATCTTCTGGTAGCGCAAGTGTAAGTGCCACAGCAACCAATTTGACTGTTACAGTTAAAGCACCTGTTGTTACTTCATTTACCTCAGTGGGCTCAACCAGTTTTTCAGTTCCAGTTGGCGTTAGTGCAGTTCGTGTACTTGTAGTAGCCGGTGGTGGAGGTGGTGGAGATAATGTGGGCGGTGGTGGAGGTGGTGGCGGAGTTGTTGAAGCTCCTTCGTTTCCAGTAAGTCCAGGCGGCTCAGTTCCTATTACAATCGGTGGAGGCGGCGGCACTAATACACGTGGCGGTGGCGGTGGCCAAGGTGGTTCTTCTACATTTGGAACTATCACATCCTACGGCGGCGGTGGCGGCGGTGGCTTTGAAGGCGGTGGTGGTGGCTCAAACGCTGGCGGGCAACCTGGCGGCTCGGGCGGTGGCATTGGTTGGAATTCCACAGTAGGTTCTGCCACTCAAACTCCAATGCCTGGCGGTGGCACTGGTTACGGTAATCCAGGAGGAAGTCCAGGACCACAGTGGTCATCGGGTGGCGGTGGTGGAGCAGGCGGCACAGGTCGTACAGCTACTGGCGCAAGTAACGGATCAGCAGGTGGTGGTGTTGGATATAACAGTACCATTACAGGTTCGCCAGTTTACTACGCAGGAGGCGGTGGCGGATGTATGCAAGACAGTAACCCAAGTCCAGGTGGAACAGGTGGCGGCGGCTACGGCGGTATGACAAGTCCTGCTGTGCCGGCTCAAGCAGGAACCAACGGATTAGGCGGTGGCGGTGGTGGTAATCGAGATATCAACCCACGTAACATGGTGGGCGGATCAGGTGTTGTTATCGTAAGATATTAACCAGTATACTCAAGCCATCCGTTCAAGATGTACTTAGAACCCGCTAATGGCGGGTTTCCTCTATGTGGATGTGTATAATAAGCTGGACATATAACTAGTCTACCAGCTTTGGGTTCAATTCGTTGATGTTGATACAAAAATTCTGTTTCACCGCCTTGGTCGACATCATTAAGATACAGTATAAAAAGACAGATTCTTTTAGAACTAACATAATCTGTGTTTTCACAATGCCATACGTGATATCCTTCTCCAGGTTCGGTGCGTTGCATCTTGACACTATAAACAGTATGAGTCTTTATATCACGTAAAATACTATACTTCTCTGCATATTGTGTATAACACTCTTTCCAAAATACTTCAATAAAATGATCATACATATGACCTAAATCTTCATTGACAAATGTCAATGTGCTTGGACTAACTAGAGATAAGTTGTTTGTTAATCTTTTCAAGCCATGGTCGTCTATTTTTTGATCCAGGGTTTTGTTCATAGTACGTTGTAATTCAAAGTACTTGACTAAGTCATCGCAAAACTCTTGACTAAAGTATCCATCGAATACTCCAATAAAATTATCTATTTGTGCTGTTTTCATAAAGGCTCTATAAAGTTGATGTTTCCCGACACGCTGATTCGTTCAACGTCTGAAAAGAATGGCCATACAAAATGTCGTAGTCTTGCAGGAAATATGAATATATGTTTTTCTTCTGGCGCATAATTGATCATTGCATTATTAAATTCGGACTCTTCGCCGTATGCAAAATAAATTCTTCCAGATGCTTTGGTATTAGATATAACGTGCTCGTTGCTGAGCTCAGGCGGAATCTTAGTATAAATTACAAAACTAATATCTCCGCTGTGTATATGATAAGGGTTAAAGTCGCCTGCTCGTTGGAAGTTGACCCACAAACTATCTAATTTAAAGTTTTTAAGGGTAACTTCTTTACCACTATTAACAAATCTACCTGGCAATCTTCCGTATTGACTACTGGCTTCTAAATAATTGCCTAGATGATCCACAATATCTTTTTCAAACAACACTGGATCTAACTCTTTTGAAGTGCCGTGTTTAAAATTGCCTGCAAGATTTTCTTGTTGCCAAGTTGAGCTATTTGCTCGTCGTTCTTCGTAGTGAGCAACTAATCTGTTATAGAACTCTTCGGTAATTGTAGAATTATAAATTCCTGGACCAAACGGGTATTCTACATTCCACTCGTCCTTGCCTACCATTGGGCCAGTTCCTTTAAAATTCATTATCTAGCTCCAACATTAAACGATATGGAAATTCTATCTTCAGTGCTTTTATTGGGAAGTACGGTATGCGGCACCCAAGATTCAAACAGAATCATGCGCCCAGGGTGTTGTTTGTATGAATAAAATTCATAGTTATAGTCATTGAATTCCTTAACACTATTGTAAATACACGCCTGCCGTCTTGTTTCAACGGGATCGTGTATGACAAGGTCTCCTGAATTTTCTGGAACTCTGATATAAAAAGTTCCACTAATCATAGCACCGTAATGTTTATGAGTCTGATGTACACTCATTGGGGGATTAACATTTAGCCAAGACTGCACTACAAACGGATTAGGAAAAGGCATTTTTAGCCTAGTCATAAATTCTTCAGAAGCATCAACTATTACATTAGTTAATTTGTCTGCTTGTATTTGATTTAGAAAATTTCCAAAAGAATGATAGGTAGTTTTAGTGTGAAATACAGCCGTAGTTTGTGCCTGATTCCAGTCATCACTATTTAAATACTCGTCTACTAGCTTAGTAGTTTCTTCCAATGTGATATTTTCAACTTCTATAGAAAATATAGGAATTGGAAATATTTCATCAATGGTAAATTTAGCCATTCTTTAATTTCTCTAAAAATGTGTAATGGTCTACACAGCTATATTTTACGTGATCTTGATTACGTTTGTAAACCTCATAACGCTCATTTACTATGTGTTGTATTCCATTTAATTCCACAAAATTGTCGATATGAGATTTTTCTAATTGTTTTACACCCACTAATACCGGCATCCAGCTGTCTAAGAAAAATATGCTAGTTCTTATATCTCCAAATGCAGGCGGATTTTTATGCCATCGATTTAAAAATTTCATTAATCTACTGGATTGTTTTCTATTTTTATAATCTTCCCAAAATTTACTATCATTACGTTTTCCCATATAATGTAATGCTAGGAAATCTACAACATCTTCTGTGCGTTCTAAAAAACTTTGATTATAGTCTGCTATGTCTGACTCATCCATCTCTTCTAATCGACTAAAGTTATCTGCTAAATCTAACAGCATACTACTGGATATCCAGATACTTGTAGCTTCTAATGGTTCAGTAAATCCCGATGCAAGCCCAACTGCTACACAATTTTTAATCCAGATTTTTTCATAGCATCCTGCGTTGAATTTAAATGTTCTTGGAAATTCAACATCATGCCCTAAATGATCTCTAATTTCTTGTTTGGCACTTTCTATATCTGTAGTTGTGTCATCGAACACATAACCACATCCGTAACGTCCTTGTACAGGAATCCGCCACATCCATCCGTGTTTCATAGCAATAGCTTCAGTATATGGTTCAATGGTAGTACTGGTGTTTTCTATAAAGAACGGGATTGCTGTATTCACAGGCAGCACATCATTGTGGCTTTTCCAAATTGATTTATAATGATTGCCTATAATTAATCTCTTAAATCCTGTACAGTCAAATACAAAATCACAAGCAACGTTTTGCCCGCTTTCTAAATTTATAGCAGTTATATTGCCAGATTCGTCGTCAATGACCCCAGACACTTTGCCTTCTACACGAATGATTCCTCTGCTTACTGCCACTGATTTAAGATAATCTGCCAGTAATCTTGCATCAAAATGCATAGCAAAATTACCGTGACGAGAATACTGAGTAATTGGATTGAGATTGTGTGCATTGACATGGTTGGCAGGTACTAATGGAACTTTGTATTCTTCTGATATTTTCCCTGCAAAATTAATTTCTTGTAAATTTTCTTCTTTGTATAGATTAGCAATAATGCTCATCAATGTTCTATCATGAAAGATGGTATTCATTTCATTAAAGTTTAGCCCAACAGCTGGGCGAAATGGATGATAATAAAAGTCACCATCGCCATTCCAGTTAGTAAACTTAATACCATTTTTAATTGTGCCTTTACAGTTTTTTACAATATCAGATACTGGAATACTGATCTTATCCAATACGTCGATAAAATGGGGTACTGTACCTTCTCCAGCACCTAAGATACCAATCTCGTCACTTTCAATTACAGTAATCTGTCTACTTGACTGATAAGTCTGTAAGATCAATGCAGTCAGCCATCCTGCTGATCCGCCTCCTACCACTGTTATATTATTAATTTTCATATTTTTCCTTAAAAGTTAAAAGCTACACTGATTCGTTCCGCATCGTTAGTACCTTGTTTCACCATATGTGAAAGATACGATCTAAAAATAATTAAATCTCCTGGTTTAGGCGAATAAAAACAAGTTTTATAACTTAAATCGTTATAAGCAGTAATATCTTTGATAGGTAGCATATCTGGTTCTATTGGACTTTTCCAGACAATATCTCCCGAACCGCTAGGTACGTCTACATAATATACCGCACTGATAGTATTCCCAGCGTGTATGTGGAACTCTTGATAGTCCTTATTTTTGTATACATTGGCCCACGCTGCATTGCATTTATACTGATAATTAGATCCGTGCATCTGCACATATTCGTTAACGTGTAGTGACACTTTGGATACCAAGTTATCAAAATCAGCATCCGCTAACAAATCGTAAGTACCCAATGTATTATAAGTGTTGCATAACCAATCTTCACCGCCAGCGGTAATATTATTCTTTATGTTTAAAATTTTGTTACCAAGAGCTGAATTTTCTTCAGTAGTTAACAAATTACTTTCGTAATAGATAGAAGTTGGAAACCACGTTTTAATTTCGGCCATTTTTTATTCCTGCATTAAACGCTATAGATATTCTTGGTGCATCACAATTACTAGGTTCCACATAATGGCAAATCCAGCTTGGAAACAGGATTAATTGTGTTGTTGTAGGCTTATAATAAGCAGTAGCAGAACTTATTTCATCTTTGTCTTCTTTGAACCATTCTTTGTTCCAATGATATGTGTGAGTTGCAACTGGATTTATAAAAACAATATCACCGCTTGACTTGGGATCAGCATCCACATAGTAAACCCCTGAAATTGCCGATGTTGGATGAACATGAGGACGATTGAAATCGCCCTTGTTGTTTACATTGATCCAGATGTTTTGTATGACCAAGTCAACTTGATCTTTGATACCAATGTCGTCTTTCATTTGTAACAGTCTAATCCAAATAGCTTGTAACAGATCTTGTATTTCTGGAATATTAAAATCAAGTTCTTTACTTTGCCATCCGCCGGCATTAGAAACAGTACGACCGTCAGAAGTGTTTCTTAAATTCAAACAATAGTTTCTAAGTTGATCGTTATCTACTTCAGTGATAAAATCAACACCGATTGGTGTAAAAAACCAGGACTTGTAATCCATTATTCGCCAAGCAACCCATTGGTAAATTTGTTTAGTTTACGAATATCTTCGGATACTGAGACAACCGGATAGTGGATATTATCGTTAGGATCAATTACCCACCCTTGTACATTAACAAAGATTCCTGCTTCAACAGCGTGTTGAGTAAAGCTACTGTTTTCTAAATCGTACTTTACTGGTTCTTCAATTTCAAACTGTTTCAGAACAAATTTATAAAAATCAGTGTGTCCTTGTTCTTTTGCCAAATTAGCAATTTCTTCAGCTATTTTTTTATGTAGTTCTGTTAGCTCAGCATAATGAAATTTTTCTTTCATAAATTCTCCATGTTATCAAAAATAATTAAATTTTGTTGCCGTTCTAGGTTATATTGCTTTACACCTTCTTCGACAACTAAGTCAAATGCAATTGTAATTCTTTCATTTGAACCCGTGTGTGTGGTAGTATAATGCGGAATACAATTTTGAAAAAATGTTAATTTTCCGGGTTCGTTGACGCTTTCATAACCAACGGGTTCATTTAGTTGATTAATAGGATTAACAAATATCGTGGATGTACTGTTGCAACATATAATTAAATTTCCACCTAGATATGTATACGGGTGTACTCCGTGCAAGTGCGGAGATATCGATTGACCATCACGCATGACATTTGCCCAGCACTGAATCCATACTTTTTGTCTAGGAGCCCCAGTAACATTTAAAAAATCTAAATATCTAGAAAATATTTCTTGTTTTAAATAATCAATTAAAACATGATTCCAAGAAAACACATTAAATTTTTCAAATCTAGCTGTTAAACTGTTTATACCTAGTCCAGTGTAACCATCGTTAGTTGCTTGAAATTGATTTACTATTTCTTTTTCTTTTGTTAGTACTAGTGTACCGATATCGTGATACATCTGATCAGTTAATGGACTGATATGAGACTCGCCCAGGAACCAGCTCCAGGACGGAGCAAAAAAAGTTTGGGGATCTTTGCTTTTTAAATTAATCAGTTTCATCAAGTAAGTGGATATTAAATGCTAAATTTATCCTATACTTATTCGATGTGTTGCAGGTAACTTGATGAAATAGATAGCCGGGGAATAGTATTATATCTCCGTCATCCGGTGAAAATTTATAAGTGTTGTGAAACGGCCACGGAGTTTTGGTATGACGATTCAACCAATTGGCGGGGATAAATTCAATTTCTCCAGTGCCGGTTGATTGACAATATATGACACCGCTTAAAAAGCATCCAGAGTGCAAATGTATGTTATTTGTTGTGTTGGGTTCGTTAATATTTGCCCAGATATCAGCTTTACGGGGGCGATGGTTCAAATTGTTTTTAACTTCTACCGAAACTGGAAGAGAATCAATGAAGCAATCAATAGATTTTTGTATTTGATCCAATATAAGTTCTTTAGTAGGCTCGTCAAAACCATTCTGTGCAAACGGTTCGCCCCTCCAGCAGTTCAGATTACCACTTTGAGTAAGACGCTTTTCAAATGCTGTTGGTGTGTATGTTTGTTTGTAATTTAGCAGTTTTTGTGAAATACTTGCACAATCTGCTTGATCTATTACTTTTTTAAAATGTATAATTTCTGTGTAATCGACAATAGTTTTAAGTATTTCCATTATAATAACTTTCCAAGTAGTTAACTAGTATAGAAAGTTTATCAAGCATTCCGGTAACAGTCTCTGCTCTTAGATTATCAGATTCTTCATTATCGGGCATTAGTGTAGATAATTTGATTATGTGAAGCTTGATTTGCTCTTTACTTTCTTCAATCTTAATTATCTTATTGCGCTCAACAGCAGCAATGAATTGTGGTTTAAGTTCAGGGCGGGTACGCAAGAATTCTTTAAGCATCAGTGCTTCTTGATCTTCTAAAGATAGCTCATTAAACGGAATTTCTAAAGTATCATATGGATTAGCTGTAGTTGTAGATGCCCCTGTAGAAGATTCTTGAGTTTTAGACTCCATTTCTCGAAGGGTTTGAAGAATAAAATCCTTGTAATCTAAAATATTATCGGAATCTCGAGAAACTTGTATTTCTGGCCTAGTTCGTAAAAACTCCAAAAGCATAAGTTTTTCTTGTTCAGTAACATCTAATGATTTAAAATCGGTCATTGCCGTAATCCCCTATTGTAGTGATATTTATCAATAAATCCCACAGGCCAGCTGGCTACTCGAGTTTTAACAATTATGGTAAATATAGTATAATAGGAAACTTTATGAGTCGCGACTATACTTACCGCAATGTACCAACATTTACAACTTACCCTGGCGGAGTCAGTGACGGCACAGCCGTACTAATGAAAGCTGCCGATGGCAGTTTGGTTGGCTTAACCATAAACGGGCTCAATACATTAATAGATTCTGAAGCTACCAACACATTTCCCAGTATCAATGTTGGAAATTTATCGCTAAGTGATAGTACAGTTGTTGGCAATGCTACAAATACTGATATTGTAATAACTCCAAACGGAACTGGGCAAGTTAGGGTAACTAAAAAGGTAAGAATTGACAGTGACCTAGTAGTGTACGGAGCGGTTTTTACTCCAAACCAACCACCAATTGGCACCCAGATTTTGTTTCAGCCAATCATTCAGGACACAGATTGTGGTAGTTTAACGCTGGCAGGAACTGATGCTTTTGGCGTCTATCTGAGCTATAATTTTATTACAGATATGAACTATGCTGGCCCGTTAACTACTACAGATTTAGGTATACTAACCTAAACAACAACATAAATACATATAAGACGCCTAGGAAAAAAACATGCCATTACAGCTTCAATTTAGACGAGGAACAGCCGCACAAAACAACTCATTTACTGGTGCATTGGGTGAGCTGTCTATCGATACTGACAACAAAACCATCAGAGTACACGATGGATCCACTGCCGGCGGAGTCTCCACAGTTACAGTAAGTGCTACACAAACACTAACAAACAAAACATTAACTGCACCAGTTATTGCAACAATCAGTAACAACAGTGCAACCATCGTAATTCCCAGCACCGCAGACACATTGGTTGGTAGAAACACCACTGACACCTTAACAAACAAAACATTAACAAGTCCAGTAATCAGCACAATCAGCAACACTGGAACTTTGACCCTACCAACGTCATCGGACACGCTGGTTGGTAGAAACACAACTGATACATTAACTAATAAAACATTAACTGGCCCAGCTATCACTGGAGGAAGTTACAAGTATAATATAGGTGGCGGAACACTGGCCGCCAACAGGAATGTGTTGTTTCCAGTATTGATTAACGATGATACATTTGCAATGATAGCAGCCACGCAAACATTGACAAATAAAACAATAACAAGTCCGTATATTACTGATCCAACAATTAGTGGAACAGTCAATGGTAACCTTACTTTTCAAGGTAATACCCAGTCGGCATACACACCGCAAGTGGGGTATGACGTAGCAAATAAAACATACGTTGATACAAAAGCACTAACTACTGCTATTGCTATCGCAGCAGCATTGGCATAATTTTGAGGAATAATTAAAAATGGCAAAAAGTCAAATAAGACAATATGTGTTTACTCCAGGACTAGCTGGTGTAGGTACTATTAAAATGCAAGGCAAATATGACCTAAGTCAATTCCTTGTTATTACCAACACAACAAAAAACATAATTTTATACAACTTTGCAGACACAACATTTGCAAATACACAGGTTTCTTTCAGTCGTATAGCAGATGCCAACTTTCCCAAAGCATTAGACACAAGCGACGGTATTACTACCCTTACTATTGTAACCAGCACCAGCGGCCAAAGTGCAACAGATCAGATTCAGATTTTATACGAAAGTCCAGTCAGCTCAGTACGCTTTGTAGAAGCACAAGTTGATGCATGGGAACGTATTCGTGTTGCTGCACCAAAGTCAATGCTAGACGCGGACTTTGAATATGGACTACAACCAACCAAGTGGCAGACCATTAGTACATTGCGTAACTATCCAGCTGTTTACGAAGTTCCAGGAACTGACACAAGTGTTTTATCAGTTGTAACTGATGCAGGTCTTGGCGCAAGTTTAATCACCGTCACAACTGCTGCAGCTCACGGATTTACAGTAGGTACTCCAATTACTATTCGCGGTTATTTAAATACAGTTTTAGGTTTTAGTCGTGCTGAAGGTACATTTATTATTAACAGCGTTCCAACTACTACTACATTAACATACTATGCAACATCAGTGGTAGGTACCTCTAACGGTCAAGTTCTATCAACGATTTATACACAATTACGCAAAGGTGCATTCTACACTGGTGCAAGTATTGGTGCTCCTCAATTTAGTACACAGTTTGGTGGAAGTACACTTAGCGGTGTAGCTATTACCGGTACCGCAGGACAATTTAGTTGCTCAAGTACTACACTAGCAGTGGGCCAACCAGTCAACATTACTGGTACATTTAGTGGCGGCGGCAGTATCACCAACTATCTATCAGGTGTAAATTATTACATTATTGCCACAAACGGTTCAACAACATTTACCCTAGGTTACACATCAAATGCTGCTGTAGGTATTACAACCACCGCAGGTACTCCAACAGGTTTGACATACAGCTTGCCAGCCATTGTTACCGTGGGATTTAGTTCGGCACATGGTCTAGTTCCAGCCAGTACAATTAATACAACAATTAGTTCAGGCGGAACAAATCACGCATTTGCACAAGGTCCTTTCTTTGTTGAAAGTGTGCCAAACAATTATCAATTTACCTATACAACACGTAGCGCAGGCGCACTACAGGCATCGAGCGCATTGACAAGTTTTATTCTTACAGGTGTGGCAGGACAATTTACCTGTGCTAGTACAACACTAACCACTGCTCAACCAATTGTGATCACTGGTACAAATTCAGGTACTGGTAGCTTTGGCTCAACTTATGCTGCAGCTGGAACAGTTTACTATGTTGTTGCAGGCGGCACCGGAACAAGTTTCCAGTTGGCATTGACTCCTGGCGGCACTTCATTCCCAACAACAACAGCTGGTACTCCAGCTTCAATGACATTTACACCGCAGACTATGTCTGGGTCGGTGTATGCTCGACCCGACACATTCTTTACACATCGTCCGTTTGACGGCGGTGTACAGCTGGGTGTCGGTGGCCCAGTACACGGTGCTAGTGCAGTACGTCAAAGTAAAAAATATATTCGTTACCAATCTGGTAAGGCCATTAACTACAATACTGGCGCATTATTTGCCCCCAACTATGACATTCGTTCCATGACTGCAAGTGGTACTACTAGTGGTTCTACTGTAACAGTATCAACGGACGATCAAGATCATGGACTACAAGTGGGTGCTACCATCACAATTAGTGGTGCTGTATACCCAACAGTAAATTACAACGGTACACAAACTGTTACCAGTATCATTGACGAGCGTACCTTTACTTACACTGCTCAAGCAGATTTGGGTGCTACTACAGCAGTTATCACAAGTCCAGCAGTGGTCAGTTTGAAGAACTGGTATGGTTCTTCTGTACGTGCAGGAACATTTGACGACCAAAATGGTATGTTCTGGCAATTTGATGGACAACAGTTTGCTCTAGTACGTCGTTCAAGCACATTCCAAATTGCTGGTACAGTTGCTTTAAACACAGACAGTAATCTAGTGACTGGAACAAACACTAGATTTACAAGTCAGCTGATCGCCGGCGATCGTGTGGTTGTTCGCGGTATGAGTCACGTGGTAACCTCCATTACCAACGATACAACTATGACTATAAGTCCAGACTATCGAGGTTCTACCAGTGTTACCGGTGTTAAAGCTGTGAAAACTGTTGACTATGTTGTTAAACAAAGTCAGTGGAACATGGATCGCTTAGACGGATCAAGCAATGCATTTAATCCAAGTGGTTATTTGATTGATCAAACAAAAATGCAAATGATTGGCATGCAATGGACTTGGTACGGTGCTGGTTTCATTGACTTTATGCTACGCGGCCCAATGGGCAATTACATCACAGTACACCGTATTCGTAACAACAACATGAATACTGAAGCTTATATGCGTTCAGGTAACCAACCTGTTCGTTATGAGATCATTAATGAAACTTATAGAACGTATCTTACAATAGCTTGTACAAACGTTGATACTGTAATAAATGTTGCCGACACTAGTTTCTTGCCAAGTGCTGGTACTGTGTTGATTGAAAATGAAATTATCACTTACACCAGCACTACGGCCACAACACTGATCGGTTGTACTCGTGGAACTTACTTTACACTATTTGACAAGGGTTGCAATAGAAGCTTTACTGCTAGCGCCGCGGCAAATCATGCAATTAATAGCGGTGTGATTCTAGTTAACCAAACAGCAACTCCAATTATCAGTCACTGGGGTAGTGCGTTTATTTCAGACGGCGGATTTGATGATGATCGTGGTTACATTTTCAACTATCAAAGCACCAACACCAACATCAGCACCAAAAAGACAACAGCGTTTGCTATTCGTCTAGCACCTAGTGTGTCAAACGCTATCGTGGGCGATCTGGGAGTGCGTGAACTTATTAACCGTGCGCAGTTGTTGTTACAAGGCCTAGAAATCACAGCTGGTGGTGGTGCGAGTGCAAACACTGCCATTGTTATTGAAGGTGTTTTGAATCCACAAAACTATCCAAGTGGTAATACCCTAGCAAGTTTTGTTATTACTGGATCAGGCGGCCAATTCAGTTGTACAACCACAACATTGTATACCAACCAGCCCGTACAGATTAGTGGTATTAACACTGGTACTGGATCAATTACTGGTTACAACAGCGGTAACATTTATTATATTGCTGCAGGCGGCACAGGAAGCAGTTTTCAATTATTATCAAGCCCAGGCGGTACTGCAATTACAACAACAAGCGGTACTCCAGTTGGCTTAACAGTGCTTGCACAAAACATTCAGTGGAGCGGTTTGAACAACGCAACATACGGCGGACAACCAAGTTTTGCTCAAGTTGCTCCAAACACTAGTGCTGTTCCAATGATATTTGACAATACAGCAACCAACAATACAACAACACCAATTGGATTCTACACTAACATTACTGTTGGTGGTTCAACAAACGTGCCAGTTGGTAGTTTAAGTGGTGTTTTAGTCGGTGACGACATATTTGCTCCGGCAAACACAAACGGTTTCCAAGGTGCAAGCAGAGTTACAGCATTGTTAGCTTATCCTTCAGTAACATTCACTGGTTCAACTGTAGCGGCACAAACAGCGGCTACTGCAACTGCTGGTACGATCTCAGGTACAACATTTACTGCCAACGGTACTGTTAGTAACACGTTCTATATCGGACAAGTGTTGACTGGTTCTGGTGTTACCGCAGGTACATATATTACTGGTAACTTGTCAGGTTCGGGCACAACAAGTGGTAGCACTTGGACAGTTAGTGTGGCACAACAAGTATCTACAACAACAATTACTGGTACAGCTTATCAGTTAACAGTTAGCGGTACAGTAGCTGGTGGGTGGGTGTTCCCAGGATTGTTATTAACAGGTGGTTCGGTAACTGCTGGTACATATATTATTTCTGCAGGACAAGTTAGTGGTGGTACTGGTGGAACAGGTACATACTTTGTTAACCAAACATACAGCAACACACCGACTGGTGGTAGTGGTAACTTTGTAACTATTAACAACTCAATTGCTAACCCAATTACAACTGGTTCACAGATACAGTTATCGCGTAACACTTATGCACTGCCTGGAGAGACTATTTTCTCATTCGTATCCAGCCCAGCTAACAAAGACGCAATTGACTTGTCAGCATTGAAAGAATTGACCAACACACCAATTGGTGGACGTGGAACATTCCCGAACGGCCCAGACGTGCTAATGATTAACGTGTATTTGACAACAGGTACACCAGTTAATGCTAACTTGGTACTGCGTTGGGGTGAAGCACAAGCGTAAGAAATTACGTACTCAAACAAAAAGCCGCTCAATGCGGCTTTTTTATTAGATTAAATCAACTAGGTCAAAAACTGTTTGTAGTTTAGTTCGAATAGTTTTGCTTGAAAAACTATTACGTAACCCTTGATGTAAAGGTTTAGGAGCACGATCTATTGTGCTCCAAGCCCAAGCAATATGTTCATCGCTCAATTCTGGAACAAATTCTCGGTCTATTACACACAAGTAAGTGTGAAAATTAAACACACGGTCGTTGGACACAAATGTTTCTAAAGGAATTGTTTTTAAGATTTTAGGAACAGTGCCAATTTCTTCTTGGATTTCACGCTGTAGTCCCTGCCAAGGAGTTTCGCCGGAAATATTAGTGCCACCCACAAGCCCCCAAGTACCTTCGTGTTTACCTTGTGCTTTTTGTAACAGTAAAAACCGTCGTGTGGATTTGGCATAAAATAATGCACCACTACAAACAATCTGATCTTTTAAAGTTGTATGCTCCATTGGCTTGCCGTATATAATCCTTCGAAACTTTTAACCCAGGAAACACCGTTCCAGAGATATTGTATTCCAGTATATATATTCGTTT